CGTAGCAAAAAAGCAACAGTATTAAAAAAAACGGGCCGGGTGAAAATCACCCGACCCAAAACCGCCAGAGGCGGAATTAAAGACACCCCCTAAGAGCGGGTGTCACCTGGACCAGTTACAACAAGGGGGGAACTGGTTACCCGCCTAACGGCGGGTTACGAGATCCGGGGATCTCGTTAGCCGGGTCCTTGACAGGCCCGGCAGGCTGTGGTACGGGCGCAGGCGCCGGACGCGGCATGGCGAGGCCCATCTTCAAAGCCTCGTCGTAATTGCCGGGATCGGAGCAGAAATCCATGAACCGACCCGGATCATTGAGAAAACGTTCGCGCACGCGCGCTGGCATCGATTCAAACGACTTCCGCGACTCGAGCAGCACGTTCATGGCGTCCTGGTAATTACCGACGCCGTCGAAATCACCGTACATCGGCGGCCGAACATTGGACGGCATATCACGGCCGACGCCGAAGCGATGAACGATCGTGTTGATATCACACTCCTCCTTGAACGACTGCCTGGTGCGAGACACATCCAGGCAAGCCAAACCCGTCTCCTGCGAGACGGCGTCACGGTCGTAGTTAAAAGCCGACCGAACAAACGGAAGCTCGACACGAGCATCCGTCAAGCGTTCAGCAACGAACGCATCAGCTGCCAACGGCAGCTCCTTGTCTTCGACAACCTTCACTTTCGACATAAACACCTCAATGAGAAAGATACTTATAAATACCGGCACCAGTGCCGGCACCAGACATCACCTTACCGAAGTCGTTCAAATACGGAGAAACGGACTTCTTCCACCAGGAGCCCTCAGCCGCAGCTTCGTTACGAGCACGCGGGATCTCGAGCGAACCAAGATCACCCTTCACCTTGGCCAACGCAGCCTCAGCTCCCATCGACTTGGCCAAGTTCTCGTAATAACCGCTATCCAGCTTCCGCTGAATCTCAGCCATGTGGTACTTCACAAGCTCCTTGTCCTGACCCGTGTGCTCCATCTGCTCACGAATCAAATCGCCACGCGCGCCAACATTGGGCGCCTCGGCCTCCTTAAGCACCGTATCGGTACGCGTGTTATCAGCCTGAGCCCGCGAGGACTCGGCATCAGCTTTCATCTTATCGATGGCAGCCATAGCAGAAGACGCCGCGATCGCCGACGACAAACCAGTGCCCATCGGGTTCTCACGCTGCGGCACCGCAGGCGCCGGCATTGAAGGCGCACCAGGTGAAGACGCGCCACCTTGGGAATAGGCCAACATCGGATTGAGACCGGCCTTCTCCATATCAGCGACGGCACGCTGATACGAAGTATTGGACATGTTCTCCATCCACTGCTCCTGAGCGCCCATACGCTCCCACATAGACGCATTCGCCTTGTCGGCATCCTCAGACCTTAAAACATTGGTCTGCTGCGTCCCAGCGGCGCCTAAAACGCCGCCAATAAAACCACCCATACCGTCCACGGCTAAAAATGATCAATCAAGCCAGGCACAGAGTAGAGCGGCATCGGCCGCGCCTTCTTCGCCCTGAACACCGAATCGAAAATGAACTGCTGGCCATTGGCCGAGCTGCCCACCGCGACGACACGGGAAACCGGCGGCGTTTCCTTGATGAACGTGTCATTGAGCGTCGGCCTGGTCGTGAACTTCTGCGCCAGGTGCCAGGGGTCGATAGTCCCCGACGTCGTCGAACGGAAAAGGCCGGTGATCATCGACGGATTGTGACGATATTCCGACCAGCGCTCTTGATACCCGAAAACGTCGTCATCAGCCGTGTCCCCGGTCGCGTAAATCTCCTTCGAGAGAACGGCCTGCTCACCGAGCATTGCGAACACCGGCCAATAAAAATCGTACCGAGTGCGACGCGACCACATGCGGCGCATGCCCTGCTGATACGTGAGATCGGCGCGGACTGAAACAAGGCCAATAATGCAGCCGTGTTCCGTGAACGACTGAGAGAACCCGTTCCGCCCCATAGCGGTACCCATCGCCGCAAGCGTACCCATCGGCGTCGTAGTGCCGGAAGCCGAAGTGCCCGACGTCTGAGCGATTGGATTGATAACGACCGGGATGGAATTGCCACCGAGATACTCCGGGCGCTGTAACCGCGCGTCCGGAGAGACAACGCCGAAATGCGCACGAATCACCTCCGTATAACGCGTGCCGCCGCGGGCGTCGCGCTCGAGCAGCTTCTGGATTTGAAAAGACTGCCGCAGCTGATTGATCGTCGCTGCCGTCGCCGCCGAAAGATCAGCGTAAATACCAGGAAAACCAGTATTCGCCGGATCCTGCGTGATCGCCCAAGCATTGTTACCGGACGTGCCGTCGACCAGGGCCCAATTGGTGTAATTGGTACTACCAGTGCCAGCGGTCTCGAAAACAGCCTGCGTGCCCGCCAGAAAGGTCTGATTGACCTTGCCGATGCCAATCACCGGCGCCTTATCGCCTAACGGCAACGTGACTGCATCACCCTTCTGAGGCCACGGCAAGCAGCTGGTGAAATAATCAGGACGCTTGCCACGACGCAGCAACACGTAATCAGAAACAGCATCAGGGCCGTCGTCGGTATCCACAACAACACTGTCTTGCAGGTTTTCATCGCGAAACCACTCGTTATAGATGAGGTTGTATGCCCTTGAGAAAAAAGCACACGCCGTGATGGTCTTCGTCGTCGTGACCTGGCCGACTGTCGGCAACCCGAAATAATCGAACAGCTCTTTCGCCACGAAGCCATTCGCCGCCGACACCACCTGGGGGACCACGAAATCGATAGAGCTGTCGGGGTCGCGCTGCTCGCCCATGAACTTTCGCCAATTGTCCCAGACGAGCCGATAGGGGACGAAAAAATAGAACGTGTCGAGGTGCAGGTTGTCCATGATCGGAAAAATAGGCGTGGACAGCCGCGCAAACATCGTCGCATTGACGTTGTGCGTGTCGCCGGGAAGAACTTCATCGACATACACCGGAATGAGATACCCGGCATCGAACGTCGTCTTGTGCGCGGTCTCGACCATGAACGAGCTGCGCGGAATATCAGCCTTCGGCACCATCGAAAACTGATGAACATCGACCGACTTATTACGAAACATAGAACCTCCGAAAGTGAAAGAACTATTGCGGAACAAGCACGGCGTCAGCTCCGCGCATCAAACGCTCTTTGGGCTGCGGCCGCAGCTCACCGGCGGACTCATCGTACATGCCGATGAGATACAGGTCATAGTCGCCGGGGTGCTTATTCATGGCACTTTCCGGGTTCCGGACCTCATCGACAAAAGCACGAATGGCCTCGCCACGAGCCTTGACAAAAATGGGCCGACCGAACGACTCCACCGCAGCATCAAACACACAGCAAACAAACATAGCTATAACTCCCGTTTAAGATCACGAAGACGAGCGCGAGTCACTTCCTCGCGCACCTTGAGACGAGCAAACGTGCGATCACCAACCGTCTTAACAGCCTTGAAAGCACGTTGATCAGCGAGTTCCTGAGCATCGACCGGCGCCACTCGCTTATAGCGCCGGTCGTAATACTTAGGGGGATTCACCTCCTTGCCGTTGATCACTACACGGCCATGCGGGTACACATCAGAACCAAACTTATCGAGCCACGCAGCTCCGATACCAGGCTTAAGGGACATGTGGCAAAACTCCGGCTCGAGGCCCTTGTAATGCTCCTCAGCAAGATCACCAGTCACCTTGTCGCAAATATACCGAGCGCAATAAGCCGCAGACTTAAAGTTCAGCTCACCAACATCACACATCCCATGTTCCCAAATCCTCTCCAGAGACGGGGAGCGAAAACGACCACGAAACGAATACTTGTCGTGATCAAAATTAATGCCAAACAAACAGGCATGAAAATGAGGACGACGATTCTCCGTACCGTACTCACCGCACATAAAAAAACGAACCTTACCGACCTCCTTCCGAAGACGCTTCATGAAGAGCTGGTAATCTCGATAGACCAGATTGCCTGCAGCGGGCAGCTGGTCAGGCGCATAGGTCAACGTGACCATGCAATTACGATCATGCATCTGCGCCTCATGGACGCAGCGAATAGCCCAATACCGGGACCGATCGAGCCTACAGCCAACACACTGGCCACAGGCAAGCCAAAGCGTGTCGCCACCACCAGTGCGCGCCAATTGGCTAAAAAAAATCGCGCCATCCTTACCGCGATAGGCGCGAAGTGGGTTGAAGCAGGCCACGGTTAAAACCGATAGCCACCGCGCATCGGCGGCGGGGCCATGTTGGCCCCTTTGGTACGCCGGGACTTGGAGCGGAAGCTCCGCGCGGACTTGCCCTTATTGACACGGGAACGACGCATGTACGCCATACGAACCTCCAAAAGTCAAAGACAGCTTGCAGGAATAACCAAAACGGGCCGCTGAGACGCCCCGCAGTGAAGATGATATCACGACCTCTACCGAGGTCCATAAGCTAGCCTGGGGAGACCCCAGACCCCCCCAAAGTCAAAAACAGAAACAGAGATATAAACATGCGACAAAGCCGCACGAAAAAAAAACCGCTACAGATCTGTAGCACTGTAAAAAAAGCCATTACTTAAACTAAAATAAATACGTAAAAATAGGCTTGATAAAAAATCTAACAAAACCCAAAACATTGATATCTGGCAGGTGCCAGAAACAAAAACATTCAATAACGTAGCAAAAAAGCAACAGTATTAAAAAAAACGGGCCGGGTGAAAATCACCCGACCCAAAACCGCCAGAGGCGGAATTAAAGACACCCCCTAAGAGCGGGTGTCACCTGGACCAGTTACAA